AATCCGAGATTTGTTGGTCTCTTAAGTAAGAACGATCCAGGCAGTATAGCTCAAGCTGTACAGATTATGGAGCGAGCAGCTAGACAGTATGGCGTAAGAAGCGTTGATGGTTCCTTTGTCGAAGGTACAGTTGATTTTGCTGATGAATTATTTGAAGATGCAAAAACTGCCGTTGGCATTACTGATGAGCAAGTAGAAGAACAAACTGGAGAGGGTCTACAAATGTTTCAACAGATGCGTGATCGTATTAATGAAATTACAAAACCAATTCAACCAGTTCCTGAAGTACCAGAGGTTGCACCGCCCGATCTAGCACAAGCACAAATACCAGATCCGTTATCAGAAGAACGTATTGAGTTTGCTGAACGTGTAGCTGGTAGACCTATACTTGGTTAAATATCCTCAAAGAAGTTTGGATCAACAGCTACAAATCGTTTGGCTGGCCTTCCTTTACCACCTATCTTGATTTCAACCTCTTGTATTTCACCTGCATTTTTAAGTCTTTCAATAATCTCTTTGACTTCATACGACTTCATACTTCTAAATAGTTCGTGCCTATCTACTTCACGCTTAGATATACCCTCACCGTTTCTAGATCTGATAAACGATAGCACCTGTTTAATTTTAGCTTCCATTACACTACTAGCAACCTTGTCTCTACAAGCTTCTATAAACAACAGATCATAGTATCTAATGAAATCTACAGCCCATGATGTAACATCGCCTGTAATCGTCTGTGCGTCAGCGTTAGAGGCAAGTGTACATAACAGGGCTAAACGCATAGCTTTCTCCTTAGAACGGCTTAGAAGAGGCTCTAAGTTATCTTTTTCTAATATATCTTGGCGTTTTACGATCTCACGGGCAAAATCTTGCAGTATCTCTTCTGACTCTCTATCAAACCTTAACACTATCTGGTCAAGATCTATCTCTGCATTATCTCGTGCCACATCACTCATGTTACCTCTTTGTCTGCGGATATAGTTTACCCAGTTGACAATTGATATAGGTGGCTCTTTAAATCTGCGTAACTCACCTACTCGTCTTGGTTCTTTTGATTCAACAACAACAAAACGATTGAGAAACCCGTCAGCTATACGACCACTATTTAATGCTTTATAAAAGTTTTTTGGCACTGACAAGCCAACTAATGTAATAGCAGGTTTATGTGTAACACGGCTCATCATCATTTCTTTATATTGTTCTTGCACATTCATCAATGAATAGTTATCTGGTCGCAATGTTCCGTGGCACCTACCCCATGCTTCCATCAGTGTTTGTATACCATCTTCTCTATTGGTGTTTTGTGATGCACCTATAGCTTCCAGTCTTTTACCAAACTCATCCATGATGGTTATTTGTGTAGGTCGCATCTTCAATACTGAGTGCACTGCACCAGATGATGTATAACCGTCTCCTACTACAAGCTTTTCATGGTCACTAGCATTTAACACCGACTCTACAAATGTCTTGATGTTTTCTTTACCTTGTCCAGACTTTGCAATACCCATGAAATACATAGATGAAAAGTTGTTCATGTTTGTTCTATAGATACGTCCACAGGTTACACTTGCTAATGCTAAGGCACCCACTAAAGACAGCTCTGGCTGTGGCACTTGTGCTATCTCCTCACAAAACTTAAACATCTCTTTGAGTAAACCAGGTGGATTAAACAAATCTTTTGGTTTATGTATGCTTTCGCTTGCTTGTACAAACAAAGGTGCAATCTGATTTTTTCTATCATGAGTGCTTTTAACACTTGTAACCACAGTTTCAATCTCTTCTTGTGGCAATGGTGGATTATTGTTCTTATTCCAGTTTTGCAGAAAGATTTTTACAAATTCAATGTTTACATTTTTAGATATAAGATACCCTGATATTCTTGCGGCCTCGTCATTCCTTGATCCCTCCAATACACCATCTAATAAAAAGGGTGCTGTTTGCACGGTTGTTTCTGTTTTTGGAACGCCAGTTATTTTTGCAAATTCAACTTCAGTAAAGTCTGGTAGATCATTATGATCATGTATTTTCCAATCTGGGAACGTAATGGGTTTATATATTTGTCCGTTAGCGTGTCTATTCCATGGTGCGATGATTAGTCCACCTACACCTCTAATATCAATCAATCTTTCAATTGGTGTTTCTGGAGTTCTTCTTGTGGCAAAGGTTGTATAGTTTTGTGGGTTATTGTAGTAGTAGTGCATACCCTTTCCAGTAACTACTTTGAAGGGACAAGGTGGTAAATTGTTTTCAACCCAGTTCATTGCTTCTGGGGAATCAGCATCAACAACAACAAACTTACCACAAACTAAGGCAACAACTAAATTATCCTTACCCTCAAACCATGATTGTACAAGCTCTCTGGCTGGTCTTCGCTGTTTATACTGCTCCCAACCTTTTAAAAAAGGTGGAGGCTTTTTGTTAGATCTTTGTAAAGGAACAACGTTATAACCTTCGTCATAGTAAGCGAGTGCTTGCTCTAAGGATGTGTCGTCCTCAGTAATATTAAGTTGAAACACACTAAGCTTCTGTTTCTATGATTTCAGATATTGGCCCATATATGGACTCGTAATCTAGTCTCCCGTCAGTGGCTCTAATAATTTTTTTTGCTTGATTGACAGTCGGATTTCTATAGCCATATCTCCAAGACTTGACCGCTGCTTCCGAACATCCAAATTTATCTGCTGATTCTTTTTGTCCTAAAAACTCAATATACTCTCGCAATGAGTATCTTTTAACTTTTCTTGATGTATGATTTGGTTTGATCCCCATAGTTTCTAATTCCTTAAGTTTTGCTGTGGCTAGTGTCTTCGAACGAAAAAAGAAATTTGCTTGCCAAGTAATGTCTTGTTGCTTTGTATAAAGTTCTTTTAATCGAGCCTTTGCAGAAATGTTCTCTTGCTTGATATTCTCCATTTGCTTCTCCTGTCATCATATTGTAAAAAAATAAATTTTACACATGGTAACGATTTAGTGTATAATCGTCAAGTAAATTATTTTAGGAGAAAGTATGGAACTATCAAACAGAATCGTATCTCCGCAAAAGCTTGTACAAAATCAAGGTGCAAAAATCTTGGTGTATGGTATGGCTGGAGCGGGTAAAACAACCCTAGCAAAAACATGTCCTGGACGAGTGCTTGTCATAAGTGCAGAAGCTGGATTACTTGCAATCAAAGATGCAAATAATGTTGATGCTATTGAGGTCAAAGAGGCTTCTGAGGTTATGCAATTGCATGATGCTTTGAAGTCTGGCGAACTACAATATGACACAGTATGCTTAGACTCAGTATCTGAAATCAGCGAGATTTTATTGAACTGGGAAAAATCTAGAAGTAAAGATCCTAGAATGGCATATGGTAATGTCCAAGATTCAGTAGGTAATTTGATGCGTGCATTTAGAGATTTACACATGCACGTTTTATTTTTATGTAAAGAAGCTGTTATTAATGATGATGGTGTGCTTAGACATGCACCAAAAATGGTCGGTCAACAGCTTGGTGAAACTGTCACTTATTTCTTTGATGAAGTGCTTGCACTACGCATTATAGAGGATCAAGACGAGGAAGGCAGGAACACAAGAAACAGATGGTTGCAGACCGTCTATGGTCAGGGATATAAAGCAAAAGATAGAAGCGGTAAGCTCGATGATTTTGAAAGACCTGATATAAGTGCCTTAATTGAGAAGTTAGGGTTTTCATTAACAAATATCACAAAGGGGGAATCTAATGAGTGATTTTAGTGATGTCGAGTTTTTCGACAATTTAGAAGAGATGTCAGTTGGCACGCCTGTTGCACCAGAGGGTGAATACAACGCAAAGATTATTGCAACTGATAAATATAAATCTACGGCAGGCAACTGGACTTTGAAAGTAACATTTCAAATCGCTGGTGGTAAGTATCGTGATCATAATGAATGGTATAACCTGTGGGCAATAGATGAAAATAACAAGCGCATAAGCACTGAGATTTTTACTAGGCTTACAAAAGCTGTTGGTTTTAAGAAATATCCTGAAAGTCATAATGACTTTGTGGGTAAAGGATTACGTTTAAGCCTTAGCAACTATGAAGATACCTTTACTAACAATGAAGGTAAAGAGGTGCAAAGCACTAAAACAAAGATCAAGTTGTATCTACAGAGTGAAGACTCTGATATGACTCCTCCGAGGGAGAATATCCCTACTATGTGATAAAAGGGGCGCAAGCCCCTTTTTCTTATCTATCGCTATCTGTGATGGCTATGTAAGCCAAAGGTAAGACAATACTTAGAGCAAGTATTAGTAGAACGGCTTTTATTGAAGTTATCACATGTTCTCCAGTTTATTTCTAGCTTTGGTCAGATACCAAATAGCCTTGTCAAGATCCTCTATATTTGCATCTTTATGATCACAGCGCCATATATATTTGATAGCTGCTGCTTTACAATGGCCAAAGAATTGTTCAAATGTTAAAGCTGATTCTAATGCGTCTATACACTCTATAGAGCCTTTTTTATAATGTGGTGGATGATTTACATTGTCTACCATCTTTAGTTTCCTCCTGTGCTATTTTTTTCTTATACCAAAGTATTTTTGGTGCATCGTTTGGATTATTTCGTTTCTCATAGAGGTCTAGAAACTTTTGATAATATGTAATTTTATCTGTCATTTGTCACCATCTTTTAAAAACGGATTGTCTATGGTAGACATTTTTTGTAGTTTTTCATTAGCTCTTTGAAAACAAGCCAAAGGTATACATGTCGCAACCAACATATGCCAATCTTTATTTTCAATTAAGTCTTTTATATAAGTTTCATTTAAAGTTTCATAATGAAATATGCCGTCAGATAATTCTGCCAATGCGTCATTAAATATTTTTATCTCATCCTTGCTCATTTTGATCCTCCCTATAAAAATTGCCAGTATTGAGCTCAACAACGTTTGGACTGTTGTATATAGTAGCTGGCTTACCACCTAACACTTTGTTGTAATCATCTAAGTAATCGCTCAGAAAATTCCAACCAATCTCCATGTCAGTATGATTCATCTTAAATATTTTGCTTGCGTATGGTGGTTTCTTTTCTTGTGCAACAAACACAAAGTCTGCAACCTTAAAACCAGCACGTTCAAAGCCACGCTTATACCAAGCGGCTTGTAGATCATACGAGTAACGCCTTACCGCATTGGTAAACCCCCTTACCGAGCAATCACTCGTTGTTTTATAATCTACAAGCACTATGGCATCCTCTCCAAAAGGATTATCAAACGCATTACAAACAACATCAGCTCGTGTTTTACACAATAGATCTTGTTCATACCAATAGATTGATACTTCTTTTGGTGACTTTAAAACCTGTGGATAGTCTTTACCAGGACGCAAGTAAGGCTCTGCTTCTTGCACTAGACTATTATTCATACTGTAAATAGTGTCTCTTTGTTCTTCAGTTATAACTGATAAACCTTTAGCAAGACTATCTTTTTTAAGTTGTTTGTTAGTATTGGTGTAAGGCGATCCTGTGATAGTGACAACATCACTAAAAAATGCGGCCTCACCCTCAACAATCAATGAATGTGCAGCTGAACCAAACATCATCACAGGTGTTTGCTCAACCACTTCTTCTAAAGCATGTAGCTGACTCTGACTAAATCTTCTTATATTTGATGAAGATATACCAGGGCCGTTGTGATAAGTGTTGTTATCAAGGTTAGGAAAGTAAGCTACATCCCCTATGATTACATGCTCAAAGTTTTCTAACATATCTGGTATTTTCATGATACGTCCTTGTCTTGTTGCAATTCATTTATTGCTTGTTGTAACTCTTTGACAGCAACACCGATTTGCCAGATAAGATAATTGACCTTATCACGCTCTATTTCTTGTTCGATGTCTTGTTTAGACTTTGGTGGTGCATAAGTTATTACACCCTCAATGATTTCAGATATATCTGTTTTTGGTTTACTCATACGTTTCTCCTATAAATGTTTTTGTATATTAACTTATATTGTGTATAATGTCTACATATAGTAAAACATATTTTACATAAAAGTAGAAAAAGGAGTATCGTAATGAGTAAATTGAAAAACTTACATATGGATAAGAGAGACGCTTTTGATTGTGCAAACAATGATATTGTTATGGGCGAATCCAAAGACTTGGTGCAATCATATATAAAACATCATAAGAAGATTATTGGAAGTGTACCCTCTGATCCACAAGCTGATGTACAGAACTTTAAATATGAGGATGTGGTGCAAGATGAACCACCTTTTTATAACTATGATAGCTGGGGACGACCAATAGAATAATACTAGAGATCATGAAAGTATTAAGTTTATTTGATGGTATGAGTTGCGGCCAGATCGCACTAGATCAATTAGGTATACCAGTAGAGAGATACTATGCAAGTGAAATTGACAAGTATGCCATAAAGGTTACACAGGCTAACTATCCAAATACAATTCAAGTCGGAGACGTATGCAACATAGATCCAAAAGATTTCAAAGATATAGATTTGATACAAGCTGGATCACCGTGCCAAGGATTCTCTTTTGCAGGTAAACAGCTTGCTTTTGATGATCCTAGATCTGCATTGTTTTTTGAGTTCATACGCTTACTGAAAGCAATCAAGCCAAAATACTTTTTATTAGAAAACGTGAGAATGAAAAAAGAGTTCTTACAAGCTATATCGCAACAAGTATCAGAGTGTTATCCAGAGATACCGTTTGGTATTGAGCCTATCTTCATAAATAGCTCGCTTCTGAGTGCACAGTCAAGGCAGAGATACTATTGGACTAATATACCAGGTATCAAGCAACCAGAGGATAGAGGTATAGTGCTAAGAGATATATTGGAAGACAACTTTGATAGTGAAAGAGATAAAGCACATTGCATAGATGCAAATTATTACAAAGGTGCAAACGTTGAACAATACAAGAAGAAACATAGAAGACAGTTGGTAAATAAGCCAAAACGAGTTGGTACAACAATAGGCATTAAAGGACATGACATACTTAAAAGAGTCTATAGTAAAGATGGTAAGTCACCAACTATAACTGCTCATGCTGCACAAGGAAGTACGCCAAAAATTGAAACTAAGCCAAAAAAAGCATACGACATACCAAAAGAGATTCTTAAAGACAACGAAAGACAACGTAGAGTTTATGATCCAAGTGGTAAATCACCTACAGTTTTAGCAAGATCTGATAGTCCAAAGATAACCACACCCAAACAAGTAGGTATTGCAGTAGATATTAACGGCCATGATGTGCTGAAACGAGTGTATAGTCCAGATGGTAAATCTCCAACGGTCAACACTTGTCAAGGTGGTAATAGAGAGCCAAAGGTAGCCGTTCAATCTTATAGGGAAGTAAGAACAGATGAAGCCAAAAAAATGCGTAGGATGACAAGACAAAAAACAGGTAAAGACCACACGCCTTTTAGAGCAAAGAAATTAGAGCCAAGAAAGGACGGAAAAGTTGGAACAATAACGCCTAGTTTAAACAAAGATCATGAGATAAGTATCCAAAACTTACCAGACAAATCACAAACTATTAAGTCGCAATATTACAAATCATCAAGAGCTAACTTTGAGAGACAAGGCACATTTCATGCTACAGGTGTGCAGCAAGAAAATCTTTCTTGGAGAAAGTTGACACCGCTGGAGTGCGAAAGACTACAAACAGTTCCAGACAACTATACAAATCATGTTTCAAATACTCAGCGATACAAGATGTTAGGCAATGGGTGGACGGTGGAAGTGATCAAGCATATTTATAAGAATATGGAATATTGATGAAATGTCGTGTTATGATGCGATATGCCAAAATTGGTAGCAATCAAAGAAAAGATGGGGAAACCCACATTACATGAAGTTTGTGAACGTCTTGATGTTATGTTTCAAAACATGGAATATCGGGGTGAGGACAAATTGAATATTGTGTTAGCTGCTCTTAGTTTTTGTATTTCACAGCTTAATAATGAGTTTGATGATCAAGAAGTGGCAAACTTAGTAGTAGAATTATTGGCGAAATATGCCGATAAAACGATACCAAGGTAATTTTGTCAATTATTGTCAAAAAGGTATGACAGCAAAAAACATGATAAGAATGGGCTTTTCGGGATTATTTTATTTTTTTCATTTTTGTCACAAGACTTTGATAAAAATACTGTAAAAAACTTACAAAATACTTGACCAGGTAATAGATCTTCAAGTATCCTTTCAAAACACTATAGAGTTAAGTGGGGGTAGCTAGTATATAAATATAGCTCTAGTGCGAAACAAACATGGGACATAGAAAAAATAAATTAGAATATGAACCAATCCTGTCACCTGACGAAGAAGCCCCAATAGAATACTGCAATCTGGATACGAAACTAAATCGTAGACAGCGTAATTTTATTTGGATCGCAGTTAATAATCCTCGGTTATCGTTAGTAGAGTGTGCCTACAAAGCTGGGTATAAAGATCCTCGTCAAGCGGCCAATAAGCTTATGGATAAGCCTTTGATCAGGCAAGAGTATAATTATTTGATGAATCAAGCTAAAAAGAAGTATGAACTCAATTATGATCGGGCGGTACAAGATTTGTATGATATTAGAGATAAAGCCATAGAAGCTGGGTCTTTTAACGCTGCAATCTCAGCGCAAAACTCTTTGTTAAAAGTCGGGGGTCTTATTGTGGATCGGAAGGAAGTTAAGTTTGGTAAAGTAGATCAAATGAGTCGGGAAGAAGTTGAGTCCAGGCTAAAACAGCTTATGGGTAATATTGTAGAAGTAAGCATTGAGAATAAAAAAACGCCTGGCGAAGTGTTGGAAGAAGTCAAGAAAGATTCCTAACTCCTTCCAGAGCATAAATATATCAATATATAAAGACTGATAGTAAGATAAAACCAAGTATCAATCATTCTTGGAAATGAATCTGTCCGTCTTTGATACTAAATCTACGCACAGAAGTTTCTGCGTGTGCCAGATCGTCATAACCAAGATCATACTCCGATATAAACTCTACTTTGAACATTTGCTCTAATGGTATAAGTATTTTATGTGCCTTATTGCCACCATAACGAAACAAGTCTATAACTTCATTGTTATCGTTCAGCTCAAAATGAATATAATGGCCTTCGTGACAAAAGTATTTCTTGTCTTTCAGGTTTGTTATCTCGAAGCCAATCTCTTGTAAGACTTCATTGTTTTTAATGTCGTCAAGTGGTATTGGTTTGCTTGGTCTAAAATATGTACTCATTCTACCTCCTCTAAATGTTTTATTAACCTATTTAATCCATCTACAATTCCATTGTGTTCAGCTTCAGTATGAGTATCATTAACCCATTCTGTATCTGCAATAATGTCATCTGCAATATCTTTTATTCTTTCTATTGTTATTGGTCTGCTCATTCTTCTTTTCTCCACATTTGTTGATACCAAAATTCTGCTATGCTATTTTCTCCTTCGGCAAAAGCTAACATACTATCAATCATTTCTTCGATTTTAATTTCATTGTTTGCAATTGCAGCTAAAATTACTGTTGCATCGTTGCCGTCAAAAGTATCAACCCAATCTTTGACTTCATTAATTTGTATTCTTGGTGTTTTAATTTTCATCATTTACCTCGTTTGCCTCCTCTAAATCTCTAATAGTTTTCCATAAAATATCCCAATCTCCTGTATTTGCAGTCCATTCAGCTAGAATAGAATTGGACTCACAATGTCTAATAGTAATTACACCATCAGATAAATCTGCTGAAAATCCTGCACTACCTAATTCCTTAATATTCATCATTTATCTCCATTTTTTTGAGTGCCTTAAGTATCAACTCAAGCTTCTCAAGATCGTCCCAAAAAACCTCACCCTTTTGAAACTTGATATTTCCAATAGTCATTTCAAGTCTTTCAGCTAAGGTATAATCACTCTTCATCACATTCCCCCTCTTGGTGTAAAAATCTTTGCCAGAATTTCCAAACGTTTAATGGATAAATGGCGTAAATGTTTTGGATATTTAAGTTTCTTAATGGTATTTTCTGCGTCTGTTGGTTTCATGCTTCCACCTCCTCCTTTAGTGATCCTTTATCGTTAGAAGTCATAAACTCTTCGCCAAAGGCAAAGACATACACTTGTTTTTTTTCTTCTTCAGTACATTTATCAATAAGATTGTTTTCTAAAATATTTAATATTTGTTTTTCTGTAAGTTTCATAGTGACTAGACCTCTAACTCTTTCATAATCTGGGTTAATACTTGTTCTATTCTGCCTTGATTCGCTTTGTCTAATAAAGCTACTGCAAGTTTATCCGTGATGGTGTTCTTGGTTGTCTCCATGTTTTTGTACCAAATAGCAACTTTCTCCATTGTCTTGATGTCCTTGTTGCGTTTAGCACGTTTCATAGTTTTATCAATAGTCTCATGAACTCCAATCATGAGTTCATTGACTATTGCATCTTGTTCAAACTTCCTAATCATGCTGACACCTTCTCTAATCGTGCCAGAACTGACCACAATGGTTTGAACTGTGTTGGTTTAAAGTTTTGATCTATGATCTTGTAATCATCATCTACTTTCATCATATCGTCTAAGATATACCATTGCTCATTGCTATACAGATATGCAAATTCAATATCCCAATTTACATCATTCAAATATTGTCTGATGTTGTCATACACTTTAGGTTTATCTTCATGCACTCTATCTTCTATTGATTCAGCAATAGTTGATTTTAGTCCACTCAAATAACCAACGTTAGCTAACTCTTTTGCTTTAGCTTTGTTGTTGTAGTGTTTGTTAATGATTCTGCCATTGTATTCAGGATAGCCGTCATAGTGGCAGTAAGTGACTATAACTTTTCCGTCAGCTTGTTCGTAAGCTATGTTTGATCTAGTTCCCATATTTCCCTCCGTTTATAAAATGTGTTAACTAAGTCTATATGATACTAACTGTATCCAATATGTCAAGTTATATGACTGAACAATGTGTAGCTATGTTTTACAGTAATAAATATTTATATGATGGTATTTTGAGAAATAATCGCATCTACCCCCTCACTCGGTCGCCTTCGCAAAATAAAAGCACGGAAAAAGCCCTATAATCGGTCGGGTCGGGTCGGGATGTCGGGATTTCGGGTTTGTCTCTTGTTTTAGCTATATACACACACAGTTTAACACACATCACAGCAACAGGATCTACCAGGGCAGCCGTCATAAAGCCCGTCAATTAATAAAAAAAAGAGTTGCTTTTTGTATGCTTGGTCGGGTTTTTTATGTCGGGAGTCGGGAGTCGGGTTTCTTTGCTACTGCGTAGATAAACACACACAAGCAAATCACAATAATAGATCCAGGGCCGCAGCTGTAGCCCAGGCTGCCGTTCTGCAAAGCAGGTTGACATATTGTATCCACCTGCTACAATAGATCTTTTATAAGTAGGAGAAAAATAATGAATAACACACATGAGAAACTAAGTGATTGCGATTTACAGCTTCGCAGAATGGTTGACGCTTATGCAGAAGATGTCATTAAAGGTAAAATGAGATTTTATCTTACAGACGAAGATGAAAGTGATGAGGATATTTATGAAGCATATAATATCAAATATATTATTGATCAACAGGGCAACCTTGATGATGTAATTATTTTACTTGCTGGAGGGGGCCCTAACATTTGGTTAGATACTTATGCAAGAGAAGTTCAAGGTTTTTGGGGTTCAACCAAATACACCAAACCAATATATGATTATCAATATATTATTGATTATTTTGAAGAACTATATCAATGTGTGAGGTAAACGTTGGACACACTCTTTATCATTACAATAGCTTTGTATGTGTTGGTGTTCCTTATGTCGGGTCGGGCGTGAGTTTTATCGGGTCGGGTCGGACTGCCAATGCATACAAGCACTTACACACACAAGAAGCCACACCAGGTATTGCTGCCAGTGTCTTAGGCCGCTGTCCAGGTGAAGCCGTGTCAGATCATAAAAAGATTAATTAATTTCAATAAAGTTAACAAATTGTAACCATTTCATAGTATAATAAGTTCTTTAACTATTAGATCAATAAGGAGGTCTATATGAAAATCGTAGTAAATATATTTAATGAAGAAGGTGATGTTGTGATTGGTCAAGCGATTGAATCTGATTGTCGCACTCTTGTTATTAATGGCATACCTGTTATTCAAGAAGGTGGCGTTCATGCTGAAATGAGACCAATGCTTGATGACAATGCTCAAGCTGATAATGTCGTTCCATTACAGATAGAGCCATTTGAGCCAATAAACTGATGAAAAGGAACTACGTGGTTAGGAAAGTTCCTAAACTTGGCTCACCTTATGCAAAAGAGAGAAACAGTATTCACTATACAAATCTAACTAAAGAAGAAGCCATGAAATTTAATAAAACGCATACTAACTATGATGTTTTTATATTTGAATGGAACGCTGATCACAGTGGATTTAATTAACCACATAATCGGAGGAAAGGAAGGGACTTAACTGTCCCTTTTTTTATGTCTAGGATTCTTTTAGATCACACATTATCGGTCGGTAATGGATCTTTATTTGGGGTGGGGGACAAAAAACGTGCTACGCAGAATATACACACACAAGCTTAATAACGAACACAAACAAAATACATTTGTAGCACAATGCTAGTCATGGTCTCCTGTTTTATGTTACTATCAGATTTTATCTACGAGGTACCGAATGGAAGAAGATATGATGAACATGCAGGTCAACCCTGTGATGATGCCCGACCAAGGGACTCCGATGGGTCAGCAAATGCCAGACCAAATGCAATCAGATCTTGACCAAATCTCTGGATCAGACCAAGAAGAGGCAAAACAAGCCCTCATGCAAATTATAAAAATTCTACAACAAATGGTATCTCAAGGTGCTTCTGATGAACAAATAGAGGCATTTCTGCAAGAAGTTGGTATCACTATGGAAGAGCTACAAATGGCTAGGGAGATGTTCGGTATATGAGTCGTTTTACAAGAGCCCAAAAAATAGCAGAGCAGGTTTTAAAAAACAATAGAAAAAAACGTAATGAAGAAATTATTGATCAAGTATTAACACCTAAAGGCCGTGATTATGAAAAATTTTCAAGAGCTGCTGACGCAAGAATTGATAAAGTTTTAGCTGAGCAGGGAATACCCATGAAGCCTCAACGTGGTGGATTGCTAGGTGCTGCAAAGGCAAGAGGTATGATCTCCCCAAAAACAGAGAGTGACATTAGAAGAGTTGTTGGTACGGGTGCGGCCACAGCAGGTGGAGCATTAGCACTAGGCACTAAAGGGTTTAATGAGCCTTATGATGCACAGAATATGGTGATTGACCCAGCAGCTATTGGAGCAATAGCGGCTAGAATGGGCAAAAGTATTTCAGAAACGGTAGATGAAGCCTCTGGGCTTGTTGAGCAAGCGGCTATG